CCATTTGAGTGTGTCTTTATTTCGTGTTTTTAACAAGTTCATTCTTTTCTTTTGCTTATAAATTCCTTTCACTCCTGTTTCATAACTATATAAACCTTTCGCCACCTGTACATTGTAGCTGCCATTATAAAAATCGTCTATTGCCAATAAGTCTACTATGTTCTTGATCATTACGGTTGTTGTTGGATAAATATTTGGTTGCTTGTTTGTGTTCCGTTACTGAATGTATAAGTAACAACTAAAGTGTATAGTTCAATAGTTCCTTCTTCTGTTCTTACTCGTTTAGTATCTTCCGTGTTTATGTAGTCTAAATCGTCTTCAGTTTTTAGTACCGTTGTAGTATTTGGATTGTCTGGAATACATACTTCAACCGTTCCCTCACTTGTTAAAGTGCTTGGCGTAATTGTTACACTTGGATTGCTACAAGTTACATCTGCTTGAACTACTCCGTTAGGAAATAATATTCTAACATCTAAACATTGTGATACATCACTTGGAATTAACGGCTCGTTTGGAACGTTGCCAATAGATATAACAGGCCTAAAATCATTTATTAAAACAAAGTCTACATCGCCAGTATTAAGATTAGACTTCATAGATTCTATAATGTATCGCTTGTCCCTAATAATTAATCTGTCATTCAAACGTAATTCAGTAAGTAAGCTTACAGGCAGATTCGTTTTTACGGTTGTTCTTCTATTCTTTAGATTAAATAGATTCAATAAATATCCACTATAATATGTTTTAAAAAGTGTATTCTGTTCAGCTATGTTTGTTAACGTGCTTATATCTGCATTAAAATTTAGTGTGTAGTTTTCAGTTAATACTTGTACATCTTGTCCGAAAGGAACATACGTTGATTGTAACCCTCCAAACGTTCCACCATTAAATGTAAATTCTTGTGCTAATTCTTCATACTCATAAATTATCATAGGTTTAGGAACGTACTTGTTTCCATCTTGATTTATTGTTTCGCCTATTTGTAGATTCGTGCCTTGAAATCTTTGCATCATCATATTTTCAAAAGGCAATTCTACTTTAAAAGCACCACCATCATAGTCAAAAGTATTCTTCGTGTTTCCATAGCTACGTCCTGTAAGATTTTTAAATATTGTATTTGTAGCACTTTCACTTTCTTGGTAGTTAAATTCTATTGTTTTAAATAATTTAACTCTATCAATATTTATACTTTTTATATCCGTGTATTTCGTAATATCTACAACTGCACCTTTCGCATACCAATCGTCTAACGGCTCAACTTGAAAAACATTTTCTGCCGTTCCGTAACAAGTTAAATTAAACATCTTTAGAACTCCTTTAAAAAAGTCGCTTACGGTCATATCTGGAACGTAGTTAACAACATTTAACTCGTTTGTTAATGTCATTGTAGACGTTGCATAATAGTTATTGCTAATAATTTGATAAATTGTAACCGAGCCATCAAAAAATCCTGCATTTTGCAAATACCTACATTCAAAACTTATTGTAATAGCATCCGTTGCTTTTACTCTAAATTGATATTGTTTATTTAAGGTTGACTCGTTTATGTCTGATATTATTTGCCAAGAATCTGCTCCTTGTTGTTCTATGACTTGAACAACTTGATTGTTTAAAATAACCTCAATATAATAAGTAACAGAAATGTCGCTTACACTTGTTACCGATAAATATACATTATGACCAACAGCACCAATAGGCGTTTCATTTACTAATGTAGGTAACAATGTTACATTGTCTTGATAGGCATAAGTTAAAGTATCGTCTGCTATACTAAAATAATCTTCATATACTGCCGTTGTATTGTCATTGCTTGGGTCTGTACTTCCAGAAGTAAAGTCTATTGTTTTTGCTCCTGTTAAAAAAGTAAAATCTTCTGCATTTTTACAATATAAATACGCATTACTAAATCTTTTATCTCCAAAGAAAGTTCCACTAAACGTAACATTATATCTTGTTTGTATAACATTGATTAAGGCAAGTAATTTAATTGCAGGAAATAATTCATTATACAAAACACTTCCTGTTCCTGTTGGACCTATGTCCGTGCTTCCACCATTACCGTATGTTATATCTCTATTAAAAATTAATGGAAACCTTACGCCATAATTAAAACTTCCATTTGTTATTCTGTTTTGAACTGCTGCGCCATCATACGCAAAATTATAAAAATCAAGTTCAGACATATCTGCCAATTTATCGTCTTGAAATTTATCTTTAAGTGCCAAGATATCGCCATAGAAAGTAATCTGATAACTATACGGCTGATTGTCTTTTACTTCCGATTTTTCTAAACTTATTTTTCCACGCCTAAATGTTGTTAAGTCTATTTCTATGTATGCATCTCTTCTTATGTTGTGGTCAAAGATTGTATTGATATCTTGTAAATCGCCAATATCACTATTATAGAAATGCTTAAATATAGCATCGTTTTTAATTGAACTCGGAACACTAAAGCTTTGTGAAAAATCCGTAAATACTTTGCTAATATCTTGGATATCTTGCTGCTTACTTGTGACGCTTATTATTTCGTCTTTAAATAAATCAAGTCTTTGCCCCTCTATGTATACTTGTACAGTTCGCATTATACTACATTGTTAATTAAATCGTAAGCAAATTCAAACTCCATTTCGTAGTTAATCATTCCATCGTTAATTCCTACTTGTTTTTCTAAAGATTTAGCTTTGGCTTTTACAGGTGTGTAGTTCGTGTTTACCTCGTAATCTAATAGAAGCACCTTTTCACTCAATAACATCTGTTGTATGTAATCGCCATAGTTATCGTTTACCCATCCTGTATTCAGCTTAATAGTTTCTTTTGCGTTTATGTTAAATTCCTTGAATTGTCCATCTCCAGACAAGTTAGGATAGTAAGGTAATGCGCTTGGATTGAATTTGTATTCATTCGTCTTTACGTTGATACTTCTTTTCTTAACTTTTTGAAAGAATATTCGCGACCAACTTCCGTAACGATTAATAAAGTCTACAACTACCGGCTGATATTTTGGCTCACATTGTGGCTTAAAATATGCAGTCCAACGTTCTGTTACGCCACCTAATAAAATTTCTACTTTGTTACCGTTTGGTGCATAAGTTAAATATGCCCTTGCATAGCTTTTTACTCCATCTGTTGTAGCCGTTTCTGTAAATGTTGCGCCTGTTACTAAATCTGTATATTTCACAACATCTCCTATACTTAACTCACAATCGAAAGACCCCCATAAACCATTACCTTGTGTTGTTGGTATTGTAGCATCATAGTTGTAAAAATAAGTACCCTCATCTAAAAGTGCTATTGGTGTTGTTGAATTGTATCCATCCATATAGTAATTATAGCCATCTACAAAAGTTCCTGTTTCTGTTTGGTATAATACATACGTTCCACCTATCAAGTTATATGACTTCACTTCATAGTCTACTAAATAATCCGTGTTTGTGTCTATGCCATAAGCTAAACCTGTTGCACTTTGCCACACCGTAAAAGAATAATACTCACGAACGTATGGACTTATATTATAAAAAGTTCTCGTGTTGTTAGACGCAGGAATTAATTTTGATAGTGTGTAAGTTGGATTTATAGTGCCTACATCAGCAGCTAAAAATAATTCTATTTTACTTCCTGTTTGTGTAGCATCGTCTACTTCTATAATGTATGGACTTCTTGATAATTTCATTTTAGTTGTTTAAAGTTTTCGTCAGTGATCGTGTTGAATAAGTTTACCATATCAAGTGCGTACTTTTCAGTAAGTTCTTTTGGTAATCTATTATAGTATTTTTCAAATGGTTTAGTAAAAAAAAGTGTAGGCTTAATACCTTTGTTGAATATACTTCGTGCTATTAAAAAGTTTAAAGATTTACGTTTTATAAATTTTCCGTTTTTATCTCGTGGTGCTATTCCTTTTCTTACACTCCATTTGTCAAAGGCTTTTGCTGGTGGCATTTTATTCGTGTATTTGTAGCCATCTAAACTTTTACCACTTTTCTTACCTTTTACCCCTCTATCTTGAAAGAAGCCGTATTCTTCCATTTCAAAACTTACTTGAATACTATTTTTAGATTCTTTAACATATCCTTTTAAACTATCTCGCAACTTACCAGACGTGCTTTGAGAAGCCAAATTCTTTTTAGCTTCACGAATTACATTCGATTTAAAATCGTCTAATATGTCTTGGACGTTTTCTAACATATAGTCATTGAATTGCCAATTAAAATATCACAGGTTAATGTTGCTCCTGCAAGTTTATTTTCAAACCTTTCTGTAAAAAATTCTGCCGTTGGATTGCCATCCACTTGAAAGGCATCCGTGTAAAGTGTGCCTCTTCTTAACAACTCATAAACTCTATTTAATACTGCCATCATAGTATTTAATACATAAAGTTCGTTGTCGTTGCCATCAAATTTATTTGTTGTTTCGTCTTTTGATATGTCTGTAATATCCATAGCCAAAATACTTATATTGTATCTTATTACGTTTTCTTCAAACGTGGCTTGATTTACGATCAAATGTACTAAAGGAAATATTGTTTGCTTGTTTAAATCCACGTCAAAGATATCGCCTTGTGTAACGGTGTTTATTAGTTCATCGTTATCAAAGTGTGTTTTTAGTTTGTCTATTATATCGAAGTAGTTCATAATTATTTCATTTGTCTTTTTAGTTCACGGCTTTCAATTTCGTTTTTTTGTTTGACGAACGATAAATATGTGAGACATTTAGTAAGTCCGTATTTTGTAACTGTGTCAAATTTTGTAAGGTC